ACCACGGAGGCCGTCGCCGTGATCGAAGACGCTGCGAGACGCGCCAAGCGGCAGGGGCGGCTCAGCGATGCAGTGAGTCACGCCGTGGCGCAGGGCGACATTACGGAAGCAAGGCTGCCGCTCAAGGTTGTCGTCGGCTTGGTCCTCTGGGTGGTCAGTCAGGCCCTCGCCGGAGCTACGCTCTATTATCAGCTCAGCGGAGATATCCGAAGTCTGCAAGAGGGCCAGCCGCAGGTCGGGGATCTTGTGTCGATGGCCGAAATTCAAGCGGTTCGAGCGGAGTTGACTTCGCTCAAAGAGTCTCTGCATCGGGTCGAGTCCTCCTCTCAGGCACCCCCAACCAACCTGGATCACCTCCGAGCAATCGGAGAGCTCCGTGGAGACGTACGGCTGTTGGAGCAACGGATCGAGTTCCTCGAGCGCAGGAGATAGAGAGATGAACGTGAGCGACTACCTTGATCTAGCCATTCGGATGTCGATGATCGGCATGGGCAGCTACGTGCTTACCGGCCAGGTTTGCAAGCCAGCCATCCGAATGGTCGCGAAGTACCTGGACGAAGACGGAAAGTTATCGAAGGGGACGGAGGCGTTTCTTCGCTGGCTGACTCGGGCCACGGCGATTGTTCTGGGCGGAGCTATGGGCGCGTTGCCTCTGTGGCCGGATACCCTCCAGGGCTCCTGGGGGCCCATCTTAGGCCTCGTGGGCGGCTCGCTTGCCCCTGGCATCTACGCAGCAGTCAAAAAAGCCCTGCCAGCCGCTGTTGCTCGTTTGGTCTCCGGGAAGGGGCTCAAGGACAGATGAACTCTGGTCTTGTCGTTTTGCTTGTGGTGCTGGCGCTTGCCCTTGGTGCGGCTGCGTGGAGGTTTCCGAGGCTGAGGGCTGGCCTTGGGGTGGCCGCTGCTGCCGTTGCTGGGCTCGCCGCCCTGGTCGTAGCCCTCCTCTCTGCAAAGGGGAACGTGAGGGCAGCCGTTCGGCAGGTAAAGGCCAAGCGCAAGGTCAAGAGGGCCCTGGTGGAACACAAGGAGGCGATGGCTGTAGAGGTCTCTGCAGTCGAGGAAGCTCAAGGGGAGCTCGAAAAGATCGTGGAGAGCAACGAAGAGACCCCTGACTTGCAAGAGCTAGCCGACGCATTCAACGACAAGTTCTCGAAACTATGAAGAAGATCGTCACCCTCTGGACTTGGTTTTTCTGCTTCCTGGTGTGGGCGCTGACCTCTGGGTGTGCCCACTTCCCGGTCGGAAGCACGCTCTTTCCCGTTGACTTCCCTCGNGTGGACATTCCTGAGCCCGAGGTTCCCGCTCCAGACGAGGGNTGGTGCGAGGAAGCNAAGCCTATCGGCCCTGGGTCGGATGTGGAGTGCATCGGAATCCTGACCCCGCCTCACAAGCTCAGCCTGCTGATGGCCGAGGGGGACATCCTTGACCAGACAAGGTCGGTCATTGAGACCTCCTACAAGGGTCGACAGGCGGACAGGGAATACGCGGCTTCAATTCTGCAGGCCAGAGACGAGCAGCTCAGGATTGCAAAGGAAAAACATCCCAAGCTATTTGGCCTTGGTTTGGGGATTGGCGGCGGTGTTACGATGGGATTCGTCGTAGGGATTCTTGCGGCAACCGGTTCCAATTGAGAAGACAATTCCAATGAAGTACAAGAAGACAACGGTCGGCTCTGCTTACGGAAAGTCGCCCAAAAAGAAACCAAGGAAAAAGAAGAAGGTCAGNCGGCGTGGTCGACGCCCTGCACCGTCTTCCAGTAGGACTCGGAGTAGGTAATGGCGACAGCGACTANAGCGAAGCAAGGGACTCCAATTGGAACCGTCCTGTTNACCCTGACAGAGACCTCCACCACGGCGTCTGCAGTGAACATGGACGGTGGCGGTGGCTCGATCATCATGATTGAGATCGACAACTCGTCCAACACGGCTGCGGCCTACGTCAGTCTCTACGCCGCTGGCAGCGCCACGGTCGGTACGACAGACGAGGACTACGTTTTCATGGCTCCCGCGTCGACTCGAATCACGTATGCCTGCCCCGAGGGTGCTGTATACACAACGGGCCTTACTGGCGCAATTGTGTCGGCTCCTGGTGGCTCTACCGGGCCTGGCGTCACCGTCACCGCATACATCCTATCCAATACCTAGGAGAACAAGATGGCTGTTGCTGTTGCTAGCTCTGGAGTTTCGAGCCCATTTTCGGTTCGGTCTTTGGACATCGCAGACCTCGAGAACACGGGCCTGTCGGACTTTGTGAGTGCTTCTGCCACGGTGTACACCCTGGACTTGGACAACTCTGCGAACGGCGCGATCACGTACTTCAAGCTGTACGACAGCGCCAGCCCAACGTATGGGACGACCGACCCCAATTTGATGATCTTGGTGGCTGCCTCCACCCGTCAAGTGTGGTCCGTCGCCCAGGGCTTGTCGCTCTCCGCTGGGTTTTCCGTCGCCGCATCGGATGCGAACGGGCCAGACGCGGGGTCTAACCCCGGCTCGGCGTTCAACATGAGTGTGGTGCTGAGCTAGGCCCGAGGCAGCAGAGACGGCCAGTTCTCGGCCATCATCGGCATTAGAGCTCCGAGCCTCGCCTTGTCGTCTGTGATTTCCTCCCAGGTCACTTCCTGGTTGTGAATCGAGGCGATTGGGTTGTCTGCCAGGGCTTCTAGGGCGTAGGAGAACGCCTCGTCGGTGTCTTCACCGAAGCCAACTACGGGGATTGAGAAGCAGTACGCGCGCATTTTGCCTTCTTAGCTCTGATGAACCTGTAGATCGCACTGTGGCAGTCTCTGCAGATGACATCGTACCCGAGGTCGACACCGACAAGACCACCAGACTCTCTCACATAGACCTGTCCTGGGGCGCAAAAGTCTTTCCCGATGGGGTTTTTACACCAGTCACACACCCCGTCCGCCCTCACGACAATGTCTGTGGCAATGCGCGCCAGCTGCTCTTTTGACGTAATCACCTGGCCCCCTTCCACATCTTCATAAAGCTGAAGCTCCTGAGCGGCTTTGTAGAGCTGCGGTAGTAGTGTTCGTGGCCACAGCTGCATCTCTGTATCCAGAACGGCTCAAGGCGGAGGCTTTTGATGTACTCCTCGTCTGGCAGATCGGAGTTGGGCCCCTGCTTGTGTAGCTTCCAGGCGCTGAACTGGTGTTGATGCCTTACTTTTTGCGCCACGGCGTAGACTCCTGCACCACGAGCCGCCAGTCATCCTCGTCCAGGCTCTTGAGCGACATTATGAGGGCCTTTAGCGCCTGTTCCCTGGTCCAGCCAGCCGGAAGCAGGGAAGACGTCCCACCGAGGTCATAGAGGGCCTCAATGATGGCGCCCCTTCTCTCCTGGTCCTTGGTCACCACAAGGGCGGTGCGAAGGATGTTGATCGCGTCCCTCTTGTGAATCATCTCTTTCATTCCCCAAGAACCCTCCGGCAGTACTCAGCGATGCACCCAGCGTCAGCGATGTTGTCGTCTGGCTTCTTCTTTCGCCCTGGCGTCAGGTCGAGGGATGGAATCAGCCTTCGGCAGGCAGAGATGCTTCTGGGCTTTGGGTCTCCAGAGCCTGGACAAATCTCGGTCTGCCATCTCTTTGGTTGGACAATGTCGTATCGGCATCCAATGCCCGAGAGCCAGCCGTCCAGGCGACCCCAGTTCTTGCCCATCGTAATGGCCGAGCTCGCGCCCATCTTTGGTGCGGGTCTCGAGCCGAGGGCTTCTATGACGGCAACGACGCTGTCTGGGCTGCAGCCCTCGTCACAGCAGTGTCCATCCAGCCAAATGGTGAGAGTGGTGAGGTCCAGGTCTTTGCCGACGTGCGGCAGCTTCAGGGACGAAGCAAGAGAGCCGTCCCTCCGAAGAAGTACAGCTGCTCCCTGCTTGCCTGGGTCTACTCCGAGGTAAAGCATCGGCGTGCCCTCCCCGGAACCCCGCCGTCGCCATACGAAACCGACGGCGGGGCCGGCTGTGCAAGCAGCCCCTCAAACCCCAAGGCTACCTGCCGGCAGGCGGACCATTCCGCCCCCGGCACACACAACTTCCTAGAAGGGGATTTCTTCATCGTCGTTGAAGTCTGGTTCTGTGTTGGTGTCTTCGGGCTCCTTTGTGTCGTCAACGCACTCGTTGAAGTAGAAGACTGGATAGCCGTTCTTGTTCGTCTTTTGACGCATCTTGACGGTCTTGCCCTTCAACTCTCCCTGGATGGACCCAGCCTTGTTGTTCTCCTTGTCGAAGATGGCTGCAAAGGATGGCTTCTCTCCAGTCAACAGCACCACATCGCCGGCCAAGATCCCCATAGAGATTTCGTTCACCTTCGTGAACTTCTCGATGTAGGAGCCCTTGCAGACCCCCTCAGTCACGCGAAGCCCCCACTTGTACCAGAGGACGCCCTTCCCCTCCCAATAGTTGAAGAAGACGACCCTCACGAGGTACTCGCCGTCTTCCAGCTCGGCCACCTCAGGAAGCGCCTGACCGTCAGGAGTGCTCCTGTCTTCTGGCTTTGCCTCATCCCACATCATCGAAAGTTCCTTCATCGTGCTCATTTTGATTCTCCTTCTTTGTCTTCACCCGCATCGGGGCTGCTGAACGCCTTCTTGAACTCCGCTGCAAGCGCCGCGAAGCTCAACTCCATTGTTTCTGGAAGCGGCCTGCCGAGCTCACCTCGTTGACCGCACTCAATGTGAAACTCGTCGCTCAAAAACGGTGTTGTTCTGAGCTGTCGAGCCCCGCCCTCAACGACCTCCGCTCGAAAGATGAAGTCGACCGAGCCGTGCAACACCTTTCTTGCCGACCCGGGCAGGGCCGACGTGATGAAGGTTGTTCCTGCTCGCTTGCCGTTGTCGTCGATCTCCTTCTCCTGTCTCTCGTGGCTGACGAAGACCAACGCCATGTCCAGCGCACGGAGACTCGCAATCGCAGCAGACAGCTTCCGACGAGCCAGCTTGTAGCCCTTGCCAAAGCCCGGATCTCCGAGGTCGACCCAGCCGTTGGCGTTGCACACGTCGTCTTGAAGAAACTCGTAGAGGTTGTCGACTGTGTCGACGACCACGGTCTTCCACCTGTGCTTCTGGTCTCTCAGGCCCTTCACTGTGTTTGTGAAGTCAGTCCACGAGCTGATCTGCATTTCTGCAGCCTCCATGGCCGCAGTCCCTGGCTCAGTGGCCAGGAACAAGGCGTCGTTCCACTGGTTCGCAAACGTCGTCTTGCCGACCTTTGGCGGGCCGTAGATAAGCCAGACGTACTGCGACATTCGCCTCTTTGGCTTGTGTTTTTCTTTCGGGATTTTCACACCCATGAAAATGTTCCTTCCTTAGTCCAGTTCGGGATGAAGTTTTTCTTCGACGGCGAACGACCCTCGGTCGAGCGCACCGCAACAAAGGTCCAGAAACCTGCATCGTCCGAACCTGCCGACACAACTCTCAGTGTTTCGGATGGCGAGTTTGCCAGCCTCAAGAGCCAAAATCCTCTTGTGAATCTCCCAGGCCTCCTGCCGCCAGAGGGTCATCTGAGCCTCGCTCCTGGTGAGGAGTTCCTCAAGGAAGTAGAACTCCGGTCGAGACCGGTAGTCGTTGACGATTCGTTCTCGGAACTCAACAATGCTCTCCTTCTGGCGTTTTCTGATTCCTGGCTTTTTGATGACGCGATACGTCGCGTGCCGCACCGGCTGACCCTGAAGGACTGACGCTGCCTCCATGTAGGCCGAAACCTGGTAGTCGATCTCGAGCCTGTCGACGTAGTTTGCGTCGATTGAAGACGCTGTCTTGAACTCCCAGACCCTGCCAGGTGACAGCCCGTCGATCTTTCCACCAAAAGAGTGAGCCCGGGAAGACCTTCCAGTTCGAGGGTTTTTCAGTGGGATTCGGAACTGGACCTCCCGCTCGCTTGGCCACTCCTTCCAGAGATGGAGAGCCCCGCCAACCATCGCAAAAACCGTTACCGCCGTCGTCTCAATGGTTCGCTTCTCCTCCGAGGTCCAAGCAGCCTCCGCCGACTCTCTGAGAAAGTCTGCCGCAGCCTCAGCGCTCGACACCTCAATGCCATGATGGACCGCAGAGCCGATGTCGAGGGGAACCCGCCCGCCCCGTGCCCGCAGGCGCTCGATCTTCCGAAACGAGTACAGCTGCTCGCACTTGCCAAGCAGCTGCAAACCCGATTGGGTGATGTCTCTCATGCTCTCTCCTTCCTAAACATCATACATTTGTGTTTTTCTTGAAGTCAACTCTTGTCTGACAAAAGTCAGACCGCTATGATCGCGACCAGGAGGTGCTTTGTGGACGAAAAAAGTTATACCGGAACCAGACTTTTGCGTGATTGGATCGCAAAGGAGAATCTGACAAGAAAGGACGCCTCAGACCGGCTGAACTCTGGGCTTCCGACCCTAGACTCTTGGCTTCAGGGTCACCGAAGGCCTGGGCTCGCCGCAGCTCAGGTCATCGAGGCCGCAACGAGCGGCTTTGTGAAGGCAAACGACTGGCTTACCGAAGAGGAGGTGGCCTCAGTCCGCCTCGCCACGCACAGCTCGACCTGACGTGGCCCGAACCCGAACAATCAAGCCGTGCTTCTTCAGGCACGAGGGCCTTGCTTCCTGTAGTCCAAGTGCAAGGCTGCTCTTCGTTGGGCTGCTGCAACTGGCAGACAAAGAGGGGCGGCTGGCTTGGGGTGCAGACGTCAAGGACCACTGCTTCCCCTACGAGGATGTTGATGCTGTTGAGCTGGCTGAAGAGCTCATTGCTGTCGATTCCATCCGTGTCTACGCCGCTGATGAAAAGGTTTACATTCTTTTCACAAACTTCGCCAAGCACCAGAAAGTCCCTGTTTCTGAAAAGGAATCTGCCCTTCCGGCTCCGGATACGGGGTCCATGGCGACTTCTCTTTCTGAGGCCCTTGGCTTGCCGCCCAAAGAGAGGCCTGCTCCTAAGAAAAAGAGAAACCCTAAAGTATCACTCGAAGAAAACCCTAAGGTGATACATGAGGGTTCGGGGGGTTATGACGTCATAGATTCCGTGATACCCTCAGCCCGACGAACGGAGGGCTGTCTAGACTTAAGACAGTCTAGTTTGTCTATCCAGTTAGTCAGTCCTGTCCAAGAAGAACAAGACTCTTGTCTTGTACTAGAAGACTTCTCAGATCTAGACCTTGGCGTTCGTCGGGTCTGGGCTACCTACCGGAAGTACCACCCTCGCAGCAGGACAACTCCTCCCAGGTCTTGGACAGAGATCGTAGAGTCTTGTCTTGCTGAGTACTCAGCTGACGACCTTTGCATCACCATCCGCTGGGCTAAGGAGTCCAGGGACTACGCCTACATGCGTTCAAAGAACATCGACAAGCTCAACAACATCCTGGCCCCCACGAAGCTTCCTGGAAGGGTTGAGTCGGCTTTGGAGTGGGCAGGAATTACGACCTCCATGGATTCGTTCCTCGAAAAGAACGCCCAAGCAGCTCTCCGCTACTTCGACGAGTGCGGTGCTTATGGGCGAGCCATGGGTCCCGGAACACTTATCCACTACATGGCTGAGTACGGACTCCCCGTCCCAAGCCCTGAGGTGGAAGACCAAGTCATCACCTGGCTGAAGAAAAGGAGAGAGTAGTGAGGGCTATGTACATCAAGACAGAGCGCTATGAGAGGGCTGTTATGGGAGCCGTTCTCTTGTCTGGCGAGACCGCCTATCACGAGGCGGAGTCAATGGGTCTTTCTGGGGACCACTTCGGTGTCCCCGTGTTGTCTAAGCTTTGGCGGGCAGTTGGGAAAGACATCCAGGAAGGAATTGTCCCCACTGCAGCGGTCATCTTCGAGCGCCATGCACCTTCGCTTAAGGAGGCCGGTGGGTACTCGTGGCTCATTGGGTTGATGGATGATTGTCCCTCTGCGGTTCAGCTGCCGACCTATGTAGACCAGCTCCTCGAGGGAGATAGAAAGAGAAGGCTTGTTCTCGCAGCGGAACAGTTGATAGAGGCAGCGAAAACTCCCTCGTCCAAAGCAGAAGAACTGGAAGCGATAATCGAACGTGCCGTGGCTGATTCCGTCAGGGAATCTGGGGGCTCCGTCGAACTCGATACGGCAGCGACCATCGTTCAGGGTTGGCTTGACCATAAGCACCGGGTTCTCCTTGGTGAGGTCCCCGACAACGAACTGAAGTGGGGGCTACGTGCGGTTGACCGGTTCGTCACCGCTGGGCCTGGCCACCTTGTGGTGATCGGGGGAAGGCCGAAGATGGGGAAGAGCCAGCTGGCGATGAGCCTGATGTCGAACATCGCCAGACACCATGGGCCCACCCTCTTCTGCTCTGCAGAGATGGGCAGAGAGGCTCTTGCGAGGAGAATTGCCTCGTCCTCCATGGACATAACCAACAGAGACCCGGAGCGCTTCCACGCAGCGTCTGCCGCCGTGTTCGACGAGTGGGCTGGCGTTCCGATGTTTTTCGACTACCGAGCCCGAACCGTTGGTGCAGTTGCTACATCCATCCGGTCGGCCCACAGGAAGTACGGGATTCAGGCAGCAGCGATTGACTACCTTCAGCTATTGGACATGGACGATGCGCGCACCGAGGAAGAGGAGATTGGTAGGGCTTCTAAGAGATTTAAGCTCCTTGCGGAAGAACTCGAAATCCCGGTCGTCCTTCTTGTCCAGGTCAACCGACGCTGCGAAGAGCGAGCCGACAAGCGTCCCATTATGTCGGATATCCGTGGATCTGGTCGGGTTGAGCAGGATGCGGATGCGGTGGTCTTTGTCTATCGAGAGGTTTCCTACAACGAGAGGTTCCCAAGGCCGAACCAAGTAGAGCTGCTCATAAGGGCGAACAGGCACGGTCCAAGCGGAACAGGAATCTCGTACTGGAAGCCAGGTGGCGGGTGGTTCCGAGACCCACAGCCGTGGGAGATCCCCAATCGAGAAGACCCCGGCTAGCGCACTAACCGGGGCCGTCTCTGGAGGCGCCGCCCACTGGTTGCGGGCCGAAGCGGGGGCCCACACCGAGGGGTCGGGGTGTGCCAGGGGCGGCGAGGCTAAGAGATGGTAGCGCTGCTATGGCTTGGCTACAAGCCTCCTTCTCACCCTGGCTGGCGGAATGCCCAGCCCGTTTCGGTACCTTCTAACCGTCTCGGGGGACATCAGGATGCCGCAGTGCCCAGCCTCTGTGGCCACGTCCTCGTCGGTTGCATTAGGTAGCACCCGAAAGAGCTCCGCGACAACCTCCTCCTTCCTTTCTTTGTCGGTCGACGCCGTCGGGATGACGGAGCCAAGTTCGGAACAGACGGGGCACAGGTCCCAGGTCTCCGTGCTGGACACGGCCTTCCTTCTCCAGCCGGTCGGGTAGCGAATTGGAAAGACAATCCAGTCTTCCTTTCTGCATTCGTCACAGCGGACGACGGTGAACCTCATTAGCGCTTTACTCCTCTCACCTCATCACCCCCCTTGCCCAACCACTACGCCATACCGCTCAAGGATGGCCCTCTCCTTGTGGCTGGGTATCCCCCTCTTTGTCCTGGCCTCCCAGACGGCCTGAACGGAGACGCCAAGCTCCTCAGCAAGCACAACGTCTGGCACTATCCCGAGCTTCCCCCCGTAGTCCTTTCTCTTGACTCCCGGGGTGAGCCCGACTCCGAATCTCTTCAGGGTTGCCCTGGCGGTTACGACGTGGATTCCCCACTTCTTCGCTAGCCCTTCGGTGCTTCCGAGCTGTTCAAAGTCAGCGAGAAACTCGCTTTTCCTTTCGTCCGGAACGGCTCTTCGTCTTCCCATGATTGCTCTCCTTTTCTGAGTTGATGATTTGTTCTGCGATCCGCTGAGCCACAATCGGCGTGACGGCGTTTCCTACCTGCCTGTACTGGCTGGTCTTTGTCCCCTGGAGGGGGTAGTTGTCGGGGAAGTCCATGAGGCGGGCACACTCGGCCACCGTTAGCCTCCTCCGCCTAGACTCGGTGAGGAAGGGCTGCGACGACCCGCCCGGGCTGCCCCGGAGGGCGCAGGAGGGCTCGTCCACCCTGTGCCTCTCGTACCGAGCCCCCCCGTCCCGGCCTCGCCGGTACTCAATCCACGGACCAGCGTTGCCGATACGAACCGCAGGGATGGTGGTACACGGCTCGCCCGTCAGGTCTCGATAGTTCCTCTTGTGTGCGACCTCTGCGGACTGCGGGTTTCTTCCGCCTCCGATCACTCGAAGCATCTGGTTGCCTTTGCCTCCGATGGTTGGAGCGGGCTCGTCTGTGCTGGCTGGTCGCTCCTGCCTGGGGTTGTTGTTCGAGTTGCGGCTGCCGCTGAGCTCGCCTGTCAGGCCTAGCGCCTCTCCAACCGTGTTCCACGGAAGAAGGTGTCCGTTGAAGAGCTCCGTCTTGTCGGGGTCTCCGTGGGTTGGGCGCGGCCAATTGATGTGGCGTGGTCCAGCGACGATGTAGACCCTTCGTCTGTGCTGGGGAACCCCAAAGCTCGAGGAGTTCAGGACGGCCCAGCCAACCCAGGCGAACCTCTTCCTCAGGTCGCCAAGGATCACCTCGTTGAAGTAGGCGTTTGGGCATAGCTCTTTCCCGACGCAGTGCCGCCCCTGCTTGCAGGCACCCTTGTGGTTGGTGAGTCCCAACACATTCTCTCCGACGAACCAGGTGGTCTCGGTAAAGTCGATGGCTTCGACTGTCCAGGGCCACCCGTTCCGCCCGTCTTGCGCCCCTTTCCTTTTGCCTGCAGTTGACCATGCCTGACACGGGAAAGACGCCCACAGGAGGTCTGGGACGGCCTCCTCGTACAGAGACAGGTCTCTGACGTCTGCCTGGAGCGCAGGGAGCCCAGCAGCTCTTAGAGTGGCGCAGGCGTCCTTGTCCTTCTCAATGCAGGCGATGTGGTGTAGCCCAGCTGCCTTGAGGCCGATGGCGGCCCCACCAGCTCCAGCAAATAGCTCAAGCACCTTCATCTCTCTGTCCTTCCTTCGTTTGGAAACATGGTGCGAATAGCCGAGCGGACTTCCTCGATTTGGTCGTTTCCGTAATCACCGATCACCCAACTTCCTTCGGGGACGGGGCGCCCCGCGACGAGGTCAGGGCACTCAATCCCCCAAACCCCATAAGACTCAATGGAAACGTCGGATTGGTTTCCCGAAATGTTGACCTTTGCGCGAGCGACGACCCCCACCTTTGGAACCTTCTCGTAAGGCTCGGGGTCCTCGACAAGGTGAAGAGTGATCGCGCTGACGGTGAATGACTCAAGGGCTCTCATTGTTTATCTCCTCCTCGATGGCCGACTTTGCCTTCTGCACGGCGGCCTTGAGTGTGGTGAAGCCCCTGCCGTGGAAACCGGGGTCAAGGACCCTCCCGTCTCGGTTGCACGGGAGCCAGTACATCGGCTTCTTGCTGCGCCACCCAACTGTTGGGATGAACCGAACGCCCTCCCCGCCAATCACCCCGCACCACTCGTAGGTTTTGGTGCTTCGGATACTCCTCCGAAGCTGGACGCCTTCAATCGTTCGCTGGTATTGCATCTCAACCTCCTTCCCTTCCATCTGGAGACCATCCGGCCTTCGGGTAGCCGAGCTGGCTTTTGGTTTGCACACCTTTGTCCAGTGTCCAGATGTAGACATGGTTTCCCGGGTGCCTGACCTTCCTGAGAAGGCCATCGTTCGTAAGTCGAGACACGTACGAGACTCCGTTCTCGCCGTGCCGAATTGTTGGGGCTCCGCACCTAACGAGGGACCTGTAGGCCCCGTCGCCTCCGCGCTCGCCCTGACGTATCTTCGAGAGCGCCCTTCTGCTGACGAACTCCCCGTTAGGGGCAAAGTGGTGGGTGGACCTACCGGACCTACCCAGATACTTGCCGTTGTAGGCCTGGTAGATCGTTCCAATGTGCCCTGGCTTTACCAACCCATCGGGCGTTGTTCTCGGGATTGGATCTGCGTAAGAGAGGACAGCCTTCAGCTCTGGGGCGGACTTCCTTAGGAGCTTGAAGGCTCTAGAGAGGAACCAGGTCTCCCCGTTTGCCGGCACGTCGTCCAGGAGAACAAACCTGCCGAGCTCCACGCCCTCTGAGGGGTCTAGGTTGGGTGCGTAGCAGGGTATGGTTCGTATTTGGCATGGGACGCTGAAGACAGCGACACCCACAAGCCCGTCTCCGGCTCGATAGAGACCCATCCTCCGCCTAGCTGGCGGATACGAAGCACTGTAGTGGTGGGTGCAGACGAACGACTTTGCGTCCATCTCCGGCATCTCCTCCACCCCGTACTTAGATGTGTCTATCGGCTCTCCCTTCGGCCTGTAGGAGGTTCTGTGCTGTCGCCACCGCTGACACATTCTCCGCACCCGCCTGGCGCCCATCACTCACCCCCCATCTCGGCGGCGAAGGCGGCGGCTATGGCTGTCTGCTCGACGGCTTCGAGCCGGCCCCACCAGTGCGTGGCCTTGTCGTCGTTGTTCAGGTCAAGGCGCCCAGCGGGCTCCTCGACCGTTCCGTTGTCTCCATCACCTCCTCGCGGAGTGGGGTTGGTGGCGCCGCACTTGATGTTCCAGAGCCGCGTGTAGAGCTTGTCTGGGTTGCCGTAGTCGGCGGGCAGATGGCGGTGACAGGAGAGGCACTCAGCCACCTCGTCAGCGGTCCAGAACTCCAGGCCAGCAGGCATCGTTACGTTGGCGTTCATTCTTCCCCCCCTTCCTCGCTGTACACCCAGGACCGCTCTGTCCACTCGCGTCCAGTGGCAGACGGGTCGCCGCAGCATTCATGGTCAACAACCTCGATGCCCTCCCGTTCCATCACGTAGTCGCCAGGGCCGAAGGTGTTATGGCCCTGGTCTCTGAACAGATCCTTGTTGCACAACCTCTCAAGGGCCTCCTCAAAGGATGCCGCCTCAACCCTGTAGGTGATTTGCACCTCATGCCTCGCTTCTATGTTGTAGATACCCATCTCTCTATCCTTCCTTTTGTGGCGGCTCGAGGCCCGCCTTCACGGCGCCAGCGGGGAACTTGTACGTCCTCCCTGTGTCGACGTGTTCGCCCAACACGGTGTACTTCTTGCCTCTGGGCTTGATGCCTGAGACCCGGTACGCGCCGTCGTAGGTCTTGAATGTCTTCCCGTAGTCGTCGGGGCTAAGCCCGAACCTGGCGGCGTACTTCCGGAACTCAGTCTCTCTCGGGTTGATGGCATCGCCGCTTGCGGTTCTCTCGGGAACCACGAACTTGAACGCCACTGGGATCTCAGTCTGGGAGTACGTGCAGCTCTTCCTAGATACGATGATGCCGTGTTTCGTGGCGATGCGGCCCAGGGCCTCCTCCGCCTCATCAAGGAGTATCTTCACAGTGCTTCGATCAACAAAATCAATAGTCATCTCTCTATCCTTCCTTTTGTGGTGACTAGCTCGCCTTTCTCCTAACGACGAACTCGCCTCCGGTAAGTCCCGAAAGGGCAAGAACCGCCTTATGCGGTTTAGTCCTCGGTGGAACCATGACTGCCGTGTTCTTCTTTTCGTATGAGATCGAGTAGCCCGACCTCAGGTAGAGGAGGAGATCGCTAACGGTCATGGACGTTCGTTTGCAAACGATCTCCCCCATCACTCATCGTCCTCCAGTATCTCGTCCATGATGTCTAGTACCGTCTTCTTGACCATCGTCCTTAGGCTTCCGGTGTCGATCTCCGACGCCTCTATCAGGTCATCAACGAGCTGCATAATTTCGCTCGCAGCACGAGGCCTGTTCCCCGCCGCCGGGGTTAGGTAGTGGAAGAGGGTTTTGGCGGCCCTTGCTCGAGCTTCCGCCTTTCTGTTGTTCATCCCTGTCTCTCCGTGTTGGGGGTTGTGGGGCTGCTCTCGAAAGGGATCACCGTGTCGTGGTCCGTCGCTAGGGCTAGCCCAGTCGAAACGACGATTTCCCCGTCGATTTCGTCGACGATGGCGTCGGGGAACGTGGCAAGAATGGTCTGCATAAGTTGATCGAGGCTCATTCCTTGATCTCCGTGTTGAGGGTTAGTTTTGGTCGCTGGTCTCGAAAGGGATCTGTCTTGCGGTAGCTATCTCTCCTTGCTGGTCTTCCACGAGCCACTCCATGGGGAGCCGGCTTTGGCCCAGTGTTTTGTCGCTCTCGTAGTTTCTTTCGGCTAACCGGATTACCCATTCGGGGCTTACGCCAGTCGACTCCGAGAGGTGCAACAGGTTGGTGATTAGGTCCGGTATGGACTCCGAGTTTGGGATGCTTTCTATGTGGAACTCCGGGTATGCGAGGTCCTTGTGGGCGTGCAGAACCTCTTCCGCGTTTTCTATGGCGACCCTTAGCCGCCCCTTGTTGATCATGCTTCCTCCTTTTCCTCTATCCAATCCTCTGGACGAATCCAGTGGTGTCTCGAGCGGCTGGGCCCTTCGCATAGAGGACCACCCAGTGGCCCTTGGGATCCCAGAATCGGATGTCGTCCTCGTCGCCAGAGACCACCGGGAACCCCATGAATGAGCCACTGTCGACCAGGGCCGCCGATGCGGCCTTGGACTCCTTCCGAGTCGTCCCGTCCTTGGACTGGACAACCACCGCTGCGTTGTGGCCGGCTCCCAGGTACTCCAGGGCTCTATCCATCGAGCCCCTGGCCTCGCTCAGGCTGTAGGTCAGGTGGTAGTTGGAGCCAGGCGTGCGCCTCTCGAGGGGGACCTTCGTGTAGTCGTATGCCTGGATTCCAGGGAACTCGTCAAAGACACCTGTCTTCTCCCAGACGATGTCGCTCGTCCCGTTTAGACGAACCGCAGGGAGCATCCCCTTGACCCCCGCCAGGTACTCGTGCTGACGGAGCTCCATCCGGAGCTGGGCTAGGAAGTCCTCCCTGAACAGCTTGTAGAACAGGGTCTTGGATATGCGAGCCCTCAGGCTTGAGTTGGTGACGAGCTGCCCAGTCTTCATGATACAGACCGAGGCGCAACTCGTTGAGAACGGACAGGTGTTCCATCCAGCCTCTGTTGACGGGCTCAGGTGCATGACCGCCGTCAAGACGTCGCGCCCCTCTCCCTTGCTGCACTTGTAGTTGTTTCCGAGAAGCCTTCTCAGCCTCCCGCTTTTGGTGAACTGAAGCCTATCCCTCAGGTCCCTGTCCTCCGGACGAACGCCCAGAAGACCCAGAGCAACATTCATACTCTCGGTAGTTCGCACCATGACTCTCTCCTTCCACGGTTGTCTATATATACAACAATGCCCTGACCAATGTCAAGGCAAACAGATAAATACTTTTTCTTCAATTACAGAGACTGTGTCGCTTCATCCTCCTGTCCTGGCCAGATTACGGTGGGCTCTGCCGCGTAGGCCTTTCCGTTCCTAAACGACCAGCGCCACCAGTCTCGGTCTTCGCCAACCATCTCGATAAAGGAACCGTGTTTTACGAACGGCGCAATGGCGCGCATAAGGACCTCGTCGTCCCCCAGCTTTTCTCCGTCGAACTGGATGCCGACAACGTTTCCGTCCTTGTCGAGATCGGCTCGCCATCTCCAGGCCAGGAGCCCGCCCTCGAGCTCCTCTGCTGTCGTGTACTCCTCCTCATCGACCCAGCCGTACCTGCTTTTTGCCTTGAGTGCCTTGATGGCATCCAGGGCCGCCTCCTTGTTCTCCTTATCTATGCGAAAGCGTTGGTCCACCTGGCTCACGTAGTAACCCATCTCGCACCTCCTTCATCCTCAATGGTGAGTCCAATTTTTCTGGCATCGTCCAGCGTCAACACGATCCCCCCCGGGTGATCGTAGCGCGCCCCAAATTCGGAGCCGACAGGCCACACGCTTTCATTCAGCCTCGTCACAGCGGTGCCGCACTCGGCGTAAAGCACGTTAACGTTCCCATCTTCATTGATGCGTCCGAAGACATCGTCACTCATCTCGTTCTCCTTCCTAGAATTTCCCGAACTGCAGCGGCAGCTCAGGCGTTTCGCTTCCGAAGCCGTACCCTCCGTAGGTCTCGACCTCTCCTGTGTTGACGTCGACAATGAACACGCCAGCGTTTCCATGGCTACTTGGCCTTCCGTCCTCCGGCGTGTTGAACACTCCGAGAGACAGACCTCCTTCGATCTGCTCATGGCAATGCCCAACGAATCGGGCGCAGCAGTAACTCTCGTCGCCGTGCCTCATCCTGGGCGCAGCGTCAGCGAGTAGCTCGCCAACCAGGTGACCGTGCCAGTGTAGGTAGGTAGACGGGCTGTACCTGTCGCCACCCCTGAAAAGGACTAATGCTCGTTCTCCCATCTCAATCTCCTTCCGGCCCTCAGGCCATTGATGCGCGGATGTGCGCCGTCTCGTCTCCGCCGCCACTGCCGGCTTGGTAGCGCGAGTAGTTTCGGATGGGAGAGTCTTCCTCGTACCTCTCCACGAACTCAGGCCGCCTGCCGTGCTTGTCCTGGTAGGCCCTGACGAAGATTCCCGCATCGCAGTCCTCCTCCAGGTAGGCACTGTCGCCGCTCTGGTAGGAAAAGCTAGAGACGCTCCATTGGATGCCGAACTCCGCGAGCAGGGCCTTGGGGACCTCAAGCCATCCGTGGCCTGGGTCTGTATGGAATGTGAATGTATCCATCTCATCCTCCGTTCACAGGAAAGGTCCACTCGTCGCCGTCGCTTCCTTGTCCGAACAGCGCGCCTCCGTCGTTGCCTTCGTCGTCTTGCGACGGGAAGATCTGACTCCCGTCGTCGAGCTCGATCACGATGGGTCGGTTGTACCAACCCATGGATTCCGCCTCCGGGACCGAAAACCAGCGGACGGACTTGATAGTCCTCCCTACCAGTCGACCCTTTGCGTACTTCTCCCAGTGCTTCCTCTGCTCTGTTTTGTTCTTGAACATCTCTCTCTCTC